TGTTCGCTGTTTCGACGCGTACAACGTCTCGATCAAATAACGCGTATAGTTTCTTGCCAGCGATAGCAGCCAATGATCCAGTCGCCTCAAGAGCCCAAAACCCAAGTCTACTAGCATGTACCGGCACGCGTGAGCCGCCGCAACAAATAATGCTGTCAGTATCGCAATAAAGTGGTTCTTGTGTGGCACAAATCCCTCGTAGCAGCTTGGCGCGCGCGGCTCCCGTGATGCTCGCTCCAGTCGCAACATTATACCATGAGAGCTTTTGTAAAGGCCGTTTCCAAATCATGTACTTGAGCTCAAAAATGTAATCCGGATGCCATAGCTTTGTGCAAGTGATTCCGTCCTCACGATCACTCGTAGTAGGGCACGATTTAGAGCACACATGCCAGTCCGGAGGATAATCGCCGTAGTCTGTAATGTACCAGTCAAAGTACCGCTCCGGGTTCTGAGCAAATTTCCCGTACGCACTATTTAAGAGGTACTTATAAAAGATGTATCGAATCAGGTCGCCTTCTGCCTTACACTTCGCGCGAGCGTCATAGTACGGATTTACGAACTCTTCAAAGGTTCGTCGTTCGTCCCATCCATAGGTGGTAATGATTCGGTGAGGTCTAAAGGTTCCAGTTTCGAGCGCAGCTTGCCATTCGTGTATGGTGACGGCGAACCGGCCGTACTCCGTCGTGAAATCAAGACCACCATTCTTTTGCCGTAGTGGAAAAGCACCGTTATTATGGCCTTCCACGATAAGCAGAGCGGTGTCAGATTCCACACGAGTAGAGACACTATAACTAAGGCTAGAAGGGTGAAGACAATTACACATAACATCAGGGTACATAGAATTGACATCGTAGACTCTAAGATCACCACGCGTTAGACCTCCCTTGAAAACTTGGATGCGCCCACCAAAGTAAAAATCCTTGCGAAACTTTTTGTCATAGTCCCGATTCGCGATCGTGAACGGGCACCGTTTCTTGAGCTCGTTCATCGAGGTTGCTCCTATGGTGAGCTTGTTTCCGAACTCTTTATTAAACGCCGTAACAAGCTCATATAACGACGTGAGATCCTTTTGAAAGTAGCGGAGGATTTCATCACGGGCATTCTCTCGATTTTCAGCGCGCATCTTATCGTAGTCGATAGTGTCTTTGTCGTAGTCAGCAAGCGGGAACGGCATGATGGCGTAAGAGTCTCGCAACTCGTGATTTCCGATTCGAGCTTGCACAATTCGACCATTAATAATTCGCATACTACCGCGTGCCAAATGCGATAAGAAGTAGAAAAAGTCGAAACGTCCTCCGTTGTGGGCATAGATCACCCATTTGCCTTTCAGCGTTTTTAGAAATGCTACTAATCGTTCGATGCAATTGGGACCCCAGTAGCTTACCGTTCGCTTGCCATCATAGAAACCGGCGAGGAACGGCTGAACGATTACACCGTATTCGAAGGGATCAGTTTCCAGGTCTAGAACGGCGATGTTCATGTTGTCTTTTGGAATCCATGACGAATCCGCCAGCGTCTTTTTCGCACTACGGCGAATCGTAAGTGTCGCTCGCAAGAGTGGGTTCCAGGTTTAGCAGGGTCCGAACAATCACGACACAAACCCCGCTCGATATGATCATATCTCCACAATACTTTAGGAACCCAGCTACTATCCGTTTTTGCGACTTTTCGCCGCTCGTTTTTTCGCCTTGCGTTTGTACTCACTCTTTTTCCTCCCAGTCATTCGAGCACGCCGTAAGCGTTCCTCTTCCGCGTGGCGAGCTTTGGAAATTTCCGACCGCCGGCCCATGCGTTTTCCTTTCCGTCCTTCCCGCCGGCGTTTAGCAAAATCCGGCCGCTCCCAATTGTACTTATTATCGAGAGCGAAGAATGTCAGATTTTGATAGATTTCCTCTTGTTGTTTTCGCGTAGTGTTACGTGCTTTGTCCATCAGGTTGAGTCCTGATCCGGTACCTATGGTCATTTCTTGTAACATGAGATCAAGACTGGTATATGTGGCATAGGAGTTGTGACCCTTAAACTTGTATGCCCAATAGCCACGACCTTCCCGAAGTGTGTCTAATTGTTGCGACTGTTTTCGAGCGTCGCGTACCCACTGCTCCAGATTTCTGAATGGTACTGGAATCTCGACTCGCTTGATTCCGGTCTTTGAGATCTTAATAGTTCCGCCGGGTCCTGCCTTTACACGTTCGGTTGCGGTATGTGGTATAATTACCCGGCCGCGGCGAGTCTCGTAGCCGGCCTTGCGGTATTGTCGGAGTTGTTTATCCGATACCTTTACAGCCGCGGCCTTATTCGACAGTATGTCATCGTTCCGCCGAACCACCTTATCGAGCCGCTCGCCATTCCGGACCCAGTAGGGTTGAGCCGACCTCGCATCAGTTTTGGATATTAAGCCCTTTTGCTTGAGGATAGAGACGTGGTGACGGAACGTCTTAAGATCAGATGCGGATAGCTTGGTAATCTTGCGGGGCATTCAGCAGTTGACACCCGGGTGCGGACTCAACTATAATGCGATTACATTCAGCCGTCAAGAGGCGGGTTCTTAAAAATTTCGGGAGGAATGGGGAATCCGCCGCTTGATGTTTTATGGCACAGCCACAAGTTACCTTCCTAACCGTCGATGCGACCGACCAGCTAGGGTCTGATACTCCAGATGTAAAGTTCGCGACAGGCGCTATCGGCGGAGCTCTCCAGCCAACACAGTTTGATCTCGCCAATTTGGTATTCGGTTTCGGTGGCGACCTCCGGTTATTCGGTGCGGTGTTCGGATTCGGCGGAGCTCGCCATCTCTATGCCGTCCTGGTACGACACTCCAATCGCACCGTCTATGTATACCAATCGACCAACGGAGGTGTTAGCTGGCTGATTCTTGATAATGCCAACGGGCCCGTTTATCCAAACGGATTTCAGCCGGCATGGAATTTCGATGGCGCGCACACAATCACTATCGCTTATCAGAAGGTAGCATCGCCGGCTCCCCTCTTCCTTCGAGATTTTGATCTCAACACGGGCTTGTGGGGCGTCGATTACGCCATCGCCGGTCAACCCACGATACCGGCATTCCAGACCACCAAATTAGTTTTTCCACGTCCGGACGGCTCGCGCGTAGTGCTCACGGTTGAAGTTTCCCCGCCGGGTGCCGGCTCAGGAGCGGAATACAACGTGTGGGACCCCATAGGTGGATGGACCCTCACGCATGCGGACCCTGCCGCTAACATGATCGTGCTCCCAGGATGGGACCCTACCAAAACTTTCATCCGAGGGACGCAATTTGAAACTTACACCGATGCAGACGGAACCATCGGGATTTTCTGGGAGATAGGCGGCATCAATTCGGGCCCACCGAACTGGACTGATCGGACGTTCTATCAGCAGATCCATCCTAACAATTCCCTCGGGACGTTTTTTGATTTCCCAGGACAAGGCGGCGGCATCAACAACGATCTGTTGGTAAACATCCAAGGTCCCACGATCGGCCCGCCGATGTTGATTCAAGCAACCAACTTGATCGTACTTCCCATTTTTCGGAACACGAACGTTGGAAACGCTTCAGGAAAGGGCGCAATTTCGCTTTATGTCGGCACACCTATTACAAATCCCACGTGGGTTGAAATGTCGATTCCAGGAGTTGATGCGGCCTTCCCTGGAGTCGCACCTCCGGGAACCATCGACGGAACGCTCATACCAGAATCAGCCATCGCAGCAAAGTTCGATGGAACAACGATTTTCATTGCATGGACAATTCCTGATTCGACTGGGGCTGTGGATTTTGCTCGTGTACGGTTGGCTCAAACTATTAACTTGGTGAACCCGGCTCTTGGTGTTAGCTGGTCTGATTCGACTCCCTACGACATGACCACGGACGGGCCCGCGGGCTTCTATCCAGTCGCCGGCCCAAACGCGCAAGCCATGACGATACCAACCCTCGGTTGGCAAGATCCCGCACCCCTGGGGCCCGCTCCACCTCCGCCGGCCGCGGTGTTCACTACCGGACCCATGGTAGCCGGCGTTCCGATCGGCGGCACATTCGTTTTGCCGTGGCCACGCGTCAAGTGCGACGTGAACGGCTTAACCCGGTGTATAATCGTTCGTGACAAGAGGCCCGGTAAGCGGGATTCTAAGAGAACGGTGATCAAAAGATGAGCATCCTAGAAAGCCAGCGGTTAGCAGATCTCCAAGTCGCTAACCAAGAAATTCCGTCCGAAGGTCCGCGGGACATTCCGCTACTTCTGGATTTTTCATCCGTCACCGATCGATCGTTCACGATCGCATTGCTACAACAACAAGTCCAGACGAGGATTTCGATGGTGCAAACCATTTACATCGACCTCGCCGATTCCGACAACGTTATCACGGTGATTGTCGAAAACACCAATCATCGTGTTCGGGCAAAAGGACGCACGCAAGGTTTCTACACTTTGCTTGCTCCCGCTCCCACGACGCTTAAAATTTCTTCGAGCGGTACGGATGTGATCCCTGTTCACATGGTCAATGTCCCTATCGCGGGGGTTGTATGGGCAACACAATAAAACGGTTCGTTACGCTTTCTCTGCTTTTGCTTCTCGTCGCGACTGTGGCGATGTCTCAAACACTGCCACCTCCGATTTACTGCGGCGATTATCCGCCCGGTTTCGTCGGTCCAATACCGTCCGGTTGCGGATATCTTGACCCCATCATGAATGTGTTTTATTGGTGGGTTGGATGGACACTAGGCGACCTCTGTCAAGCTTTGCTTTGGTGCCCGTGATTCCATGGCGGGCCATGGTAAAAAGTTCGATTTTCACGGGAGCTTTGCATCGAAGGATCTTGCTGTCAAAAAAGAGGCGGAGGTCGGCGGGTTCATCCGTGAAAAAGTCATCGACGGAAAAACCCGCTACTTCGTCCTGACGGAGCGCAAATCATGAAGGGACTCGCAATGATGTTGAAAGCTCTCAACATCAACATCAACCCGGCCGATGTAGAGCGTATGTTTGAGTGGCTCAAACTGAACGTGCCGGCGATCGCCAAATTTCTCACCGAACGCGTGAGCTCGATTGATTCTCGCCTAGCAGCGATTGAAGCTCGTCTCACGCAAATGGAAAAATTCTCACGACCGGAATTGGTAGCACCGATGACGGTGCAACAAGAGGTGAACCATGGCCAGTGAACTAGACGAAACCTATGGAGGTGGAGCTCCGCCGGCCGTTCCGGTTGTTGCCGTCATCGAAAACACTGAGGACGAGATAGACCTAGTGTCGGAGCAGGTTGCCGTCCTCGGTATCGAGGACGAGGAGAGACACGATCAGATCATGGAAGGGGTGAATGAATGCCGTCAGAGATTGGAAAGCTTATCGACTTTGACACAGACAGCGGAAAGTCCGCTACTGAGCGAAATCATGACGGAGATAAGAGAGATCCGGAGTCAACTATCCGACCTCCAGAAAAAAGTGATTCCTTCTTCGAATATGAACCCATCGAACCTGCCGCAATCCGAATCGACGGAGACGCCGGCGATAGTGGTGCTCGAAGAACAAAATCGGGAAGAATTGACCGGAGAACCCTCCGCGGCCGTCAAAAAGAAGTATCGCAAACTGTAGGCATAGATGGTCTATCCGTTAAAGATCTTCTTATCGGAATCCATGCATTTGGCGCGTCGATCACCGGCATTGAGGAATTGGAAATTGACGAAGCGGAAGGCAAAAAACTAGGCGACGCGGTTGAAGAACTCGGGAAGATTTACGGTCACACCATTAACCCGAAAACGGCCGCATGGGTGAATTTTGCAGCCGCGGCCGGCGTAGTCTATGGTCCGCGATTCGTAGCGTACCGCGAGCGTATGAAACGTGAATCCGCGGAAAAACCTAAGACTGCCGCGGCAACCAATCTCCGACCAACCACTAACGCGGCTCCCGATCTGGAAGCAGCCGTTCGCCGGCATTCCGCATCGAATGCCGCTCGCGCGGGAAACGAGATCCCTAATCCGTCGCAATTCTGGAATGAGCCGCTTGAAGGATGGTAAAATCTTTGAATGGCTCGCTTTCCTACAGACGAACAACGGTTAGCCATTTATGGCACTACCGGAAGCGGTAAAACTCAGGCCGCTTTGTACCATCTTTCCAGACGTGATTTCCATGTTATGCCGTGGGTTGTCTACAATTGGAAGGGAGACAGATCGATTGATGATATTCCAGGTGCCTTCGACCTCGGACTGAACGAAATTCCAGACCGGCCGGGCGTTTATATTGTTCATCCGCTCCCGCACGATGATGAACTCGTTGAAAATCAAATGCAAGCGATCTGGGAACGTGAGAACACCGGCATTTTTGTTGACGAGGGTTACATGATCCCTCGCAATGCCAAGTGGTTTCGCGCCTTACTCACGCAAGGCCGTTCCAGACACGTTCCCATTATTACGCTTTCTCAACGTCCCGTCTGGATGGACCGCTACGTTATCAGTGAAAGCGATTTCCATCAGGTTTTCAGATTGGAACACGAGGACGATTTGAAAACCATTCAGAAATTCATTCGTCACGCACGAACGGCAAATGGCAAGCCAGTGGATCTTGAAGCCGACCTCCCCGACTACCACAGCTATTATTACGACCGCGGGCTCCGCCGGGTGCATACATTAAAACCGGTACCAGACATCAAGCAGATTCATGCCACGTTCGCACGCCGGCTCTTGCCGGTCAAAAGGGTGGTCTAAATGTCAAAAGTAAACGCTCGTGGTCTAAAACGCCAACATTGGATGCGCCGTACTGGATTCCAACCAACACTAAAACAAGAACTTAAGCAAGCTGAACGACAAGACCGTCTATACTTCAATAACCATCGTTTTCCAAAACGGTTCGCCGAATGGTCCCGCCAACGAATAGCGAATAATTTTAAATAGGGTCTTGACACGATAACAGTACTGGGTGTACCGTTATCTTGACATGGCAGAGCCGACCATCATTTCTTGGACGCCGGCGAACTGGATCACCGTTATTCTCATGGTTTCGGTGGCTTTCGTTGTCGTTGCAGCAATCGCGAAAATCAAAAAGCAAAGGAACGCGAACGCGTCAAGCTAGCGTATGGAGATCATCAACTGGAAGATTATCAGTCATCCAATGAACTGGATCGTCTTATTTTTGATGGTGTTCATCGCAGGACTCGCTATCCATTGGGGCGCAAAAGCCGTAGGGTACGGCGGAAACATACCGCTTCCGTCTACCGGCTCTCCGCTTCCACCAACAATCTAACCATGACAACCACGGGAATGAAATCCTCGTATAACCGGAGGTTAAAACCTTAATGTCGCCCTCACCCGCTCAGAATCAGCAGGCGAACCTTGCCACAGTCAACGCGCAAGCGAGAGCTCTTATCCGCTCCCGCTCAATCCGCCGAACGAATCAGATTTTTTCTGCAACGTTCGTGCCCGCCAACAATCCACAAATCACGGTGAACCCGCAGAACGTTGGTTTGGGACTAGGTTTCTGGGTTGAGGTTGATATGACGATCCATAACGGATCGGCCGTCAACCTGAACTTGACGGACTTCGGGCCGGCGAATGCGTTATCGCAGATCGTATTCAACGATCTGCAAAACAACACGCGCATTCAGGTTCCAGGGTGGTATCTGCATATGATCAATTCCATGAAGGGCAAGCGGCCTTTTGGAACTTCATTCGTGCGGACCTCTGGAATCGACACTCCGATTGACTGGGGTTCCAACTGGATCAAGCAGATTTCCGCTCCGCCCGTCATCGACTCCGATCAAGACGGGCTTGTGACCATGTGGTACTACATCCCGCTCGCCTACTCCGATCTGGATTGGAGGGGTGCGGTGTACCTGAACGTCATCAACGCGACCGCTCAGATTATTTTGAGCTTTCCTGGTAACGGAGGATTGACTCAGAATGGTATTACCGTGGCGGTCGCCAATGGTGCGGATTCGACGCTTGCAATGTACGCCGGCGACGCTCCGGGTTCGGTTGCCGCGGTGACTATCTCTGCCGCGACTGTCACCGTCGATCAAGTCTATCTCGATCAACTTCCCACGGGCCCGCAAGGGATCATCCTTCCGCCGCTTGATGTGAGCACGGTTTACGAGCTCAAACAGACCGTGTTAACGTCCATCGTGCCCGGTCAGGATTTCCCGTATCAGTACCCCAATTACCGCGACATTCTTTCGACGGTCGCCGTATTCGTAGACAACCCCATCGCCGGCGGTCGCGGTGTTGGCGGCGACGTAAATTATTGGGAACTGCTTTCCGCCAATTTTACGGCGATCTGGAAAAAGCGACCTCAGTTGGTTGCTCTCGAAAATCGCCAGTACATGGGAGCCGATCCGCCTCCGGGTGTGTACTATTTCAGCTATCGTGACAAGCCCATTTCGACCAATCAGTACGGCAACATGCAGCTTGTTTTGAACGCATCAACGGCCGTAGCCGGCGCGTATCTTCTGGTAGGTATCGAAGACCTCGCCTTGATGCAGACTTTGACTGCGGCGGGATCTCTCGCGGCATCCTAACCTGATCTGGGGTGTGGCGGAGAACTGAAAGGGCGAGCTTATGACTCGCCCTTTCTGAAAAAGCTTATGACTAACATTATCAATTCGGTAGTTGACTGGTTTAAACAACCTTTCCAATCACAGGGTAGTGCGGTCAACTGGGTTTTGTTCGTCGGCCTGATCGTCATCGCCGCGTGGTTTTGGCACGTGGTGTTGCTCGATCTTACGGATTAAGGGGGAAACGCATGAATTGGAAGCATTGCATCTGGGTTGCAATCATCGCCTACCTGTTGGGGTACTACTTCCCGCAGATCGCCGCGATGACGGTCGGCCGATTGAAGCCGGCATCGAGGTAACACGCCCCATGGAACCGGATAAGGATAAAGACGAAACCGTGAACGTGAGCTTCAACAACGAGACGTCAGCGGAGGTCGATAAAATTCTCGCCGGCGATTTGATCACCGCTCGCGAGTGTGGTTATCACACCGGTTACATGCGTGCCCTACGGGATGCCGCAATGATCATTTTCGCGTGTGTGATGATTTCACTCACGATCGAAGCAGCTTTGAGGAGAGAATAAAACCGCCATGAAAAAATTCTGTTTGCATTTTCTTTTGACGTTCACTTTTGCCTTTGGGTACTTCCAAATCTGCAATGGCCAAACCATGCCGTTGGGTCCCTATGGCAACATTCCTTTGCTCTCGTCTAATCCGGTTGCGACCGACACTGCCACGCTAACGCTCTCGCAAATGCGCGGCATGTTGACGGACACGCCAACGATGGACGCCCAAACTCTCACTACTCCGACCGCGGCTATTCTCTGTGCTGCTTTTCCGTTCGTTGCGACCTCGCAAGCAATCGGCTGGAATTTTGATTGGTGGGTGAAAAATACGTCCCTCGGAGCGCATACGATCACCATCGGCGGAGGTTCCGGAGTATCACTCGTCGGCACGGGCACCGCGGCTCAAAGTTTCATCAGACACTTTAAGGTAACGTTTCCTACCGGGTGTCGCACCAATGCTGTTACGTTGATTTCGATGGAAACCACGGCTTTCTAGGTGATCTCTTGGATCAAACTAGTGTCATCGCCGGCGCGCTGATTCTAGCGTACATCGTGTTCATCACGGTGCGCGGCGAGCTCACTGGTTACCTCCAGGACCTCGGTATCGTTTCGGGTGAGACTCCGCCACCCAGCCAATCTTTCTTGACTACGAGTCAAACCTACGGACAATTACCGAGTGTCAGTGTTTCGGTGAGTGGCGGAGGCGGCGGAGGTGGCGGAGGTGGTACTACGGTGCCCGGTACGGGATCGCAAATGCCATCAGGCACCAACACTAGTAAGTGTGGACCGTTTGGTTGTCCTCCCGAATCGGTGCCCGGTGCGACTACTGGCGGAACAACCCAGGTACCGGAAAATCCGAATCCGCCTTCGGCCGGCAATCCCTCACCGGTGCCCGGTGGAACCGGAAGCTATCCGGGTCCGCTTCCAATGCCCGGTGATGGTAGTGAACCGCCTCCCGACTGGCAAGGTCCGCTCCCGCCGGCCGGCGAGCCCGGTGTAGGTTTACCTCCAGTTGAGCTCCCGCCGTTTGGTGGAGGTGATATCGGAGGTGGCGGAGGTGGAGGTACGGGTCCTGTAGACTTTCCTGGTAGCAGTGACGAGACTTCTTTCTAATGGCGTTCGCTCTCCTCATTATCGGACTTGCACTGGTCACCGTCACGGTACGGAACACCCAGGACACATTTACCGCGCGTGTTGCGAACGATTTCCGCGGGCCAGGAAATTTCGTGTACTGGATCGTGGCCATCCTGATCATTGGTTCAGTCGGATATGTCAAGAAATTGAAAGGTCTATCCGATGCTTTCCTGGTCATGGTACTATTAGTTTTGATCCTGAAAAGAGGTAACCCTGGTATGCCGGCCGGCGGGTTCTTTCAACAGTTCACGAATGCGATTAAAGGCACGACTGGGAGCGCTACGAGCTCCCCAGGTGTCTCAGTTAAAGTGGGAGGATAAACATGTCGGATGGTCTTGTCACATCGATTGTAACTGTTCTCATGGCGATTATCGGTGTCGCCATCATAGCGGTGCTAGTAAGCCGGAACGCTCAGACTGGCTCAGTTCTGACGGCCGGCGGAAACGCGTTCTCAGGTATCCTGGGTTCCGCACTCTCGCCGATCACTGGAGGAAGCGGTTTCACGGGCCCGTCACTGGGTTTGAACGTCACAGGGTAACGCTCAGGTGAAGAACGAACACTTGATTACGTCGATCGTTTCGGTGCTTCTAGCCATCATAGGACTGGCAATTATCGCCGTCCTCGTGAGCAACAAAGCGCAGACGGGATCAGTTCTGACAGCCGGCGGAGGTGCTTTCAGTCAATTACTCTGTAAGGCGCTTTCACCCGTAACAGGTGCTTCGTGTGGTGGCGGAATTCCCAGTGTCAACAGTACGATCGTTTTTGGTTAGATCATGAGAACATCTCCACAGCTTCGACCGCGGTACGCAACTAACCCGCCATTCGGCGTTGCTGTGATACCGAAACCGGGTTTCACTCCGCCGGCCCCCGAGGTCGGCGGTCTAACCCGGATCTTGCAAGGCGTGTTCGGCATTGGTGCGCCCACGTCGCGGAGCTCTGATCCGGACGAAGTAATCAATCAGCGACCCGGCCCGCTGTATCACATGCACGAAGGCGATATCTTCGAGCCCGGTACTGGCAATTGGGTTCTTGATCCCGCCTTCGATGGTCCACTACAAACGGTGTGGGGAAACGGTGACGGTTATCCGAAGGTCTGGAGTGTCACCAATCAACCTGTCGCCATCGCACTGCCGCGGTACTTTACGAACGGCATTGGTGGAACCATCGCCGGTCAGCTTGCCTTACAACCGCTGATTAACATGGAGGAGTACGGAGGTGCTTAACTGGATCAAAGAACATCCATACCTCGCCGGCGGAATGGTGCTCGCCGTGTTCGTGCTCTTTGTGTTGTTCCGCAACCGATCGGCCGCGGCGACCTCGCAGCAATCCTCCGCGGCGGGCCCGTCTGATTCCGTAGCGGTTGCTGGCTTGCAAGCCAATGCCGCAGTGCAAAACTCCGCCTATGCCGCGCAAACCCAGATCGCCGGCTATTCTGCGCAAGTGAACGCTGAAGCTCTCAAGACTGCGGCCGAAACATCAATCGCTAATACACAAACGGCCGGCGCGGTAAGTCTGGGAATGGATCAGGATTTAAGCAAAGTCGCTATCGCATCCATTGCGGCCGGCGGCATTGCTCCGTTTTCCGTAGCTGGAACACCCGGCTATAACGCCGGCTATACGGTCGGCCATGCACAGGTTCAACAGATGGCTGCAGGACAAGCGGTCGCCGAAAACACCCAGATTCAACAAGTATCCGCGGCGGTTGCCGCTCCCACGACTGCTCAACAGGTTGCACAACAGTCGGCCGCTCCGTATGCTCCGTCTACTCCGACCTCGATTGGTTCGGGAATAACACCCGGCTTGCCATCACCCGGCGGTTACGCGACGTATAATGATTATTTGGTCGCTGTCGATCAATCGCAAGGCATCAACCCGGCGACCGCTGGATTATCAAGCTCGCTAGGCATTGCGCCACAAATTGAGACAGCCGCTAGTGAAGCAGTTGCCGCATGGCAGTCTTTCTATAATGCGCCTGCGCCCACGGCTCCCGCGGCAGGTTACTAAGCCATGACGAAATTCGACCTCGGAAAATTCGGAACACCGCTTGCCATCTTTGCTGGCATTCTGGCTATTTGGGTATACCTCCGCGGCAAGAGTGGCACCACGCAAGCGATCGTCAATTCGCCGGCGACCAACGTTCCAGGTGTGGGAGCTCCGAATCTCCCAGGTCTTACCCAGGTACTCTTCCAGCCCGGTATGGGTGGCGGAGTCGGCGGGCCCCCGCAAGCTGTACCCAGCATTCAGAATGTTGTTGACGCGTCTAACCGACCGTGGGACCCTAACCCTGGAGCTCCCAATTTCGTTATCCCGTCGTACCTCACGTACAATTACGGACCCTCTTTCGCGTTTTCAAAATTGCCCGTTGCCGAAATGATGGCGGAAAAACGCGGAGCTCTTTCAAAGGGGTGCGGGTGTGGTGGCTCTTGCGGCGGGTGCAATACGGACTGTGTTTCCAATTGTGACCTCTTGAATGCCCGGTACCCTGATGGTCGCGGCGGGTGTCTCGCGACCGCAGTAAAGACCGGTTATGTCGATCGTGCCGCGGCAAACATCGCCGGCTATGCTGTGAACGATACTGTGATCATGCCGCCACCACTCGCGAACCATGGGTACGCAAGCTATGGAGTAGGCGCGTGAGCTCCTACATCAACCCGCTAACACATCCGCTCGCACAGGTGCAAGGATTTCACCCGATGTTTTCGAGCGGGGATTCACCGCTTCCCATCGACACCGGCGGAGTTTTCGGAGCGCTCCCAGGTTCCCAAGGTGGCGGCGACACGAGCGGCAATACTACCGCTAACATGCCGGAACCGAGCCCGCCGGTCACTTCGGGCAACCCAGTTGTTATCGGAGTGCAAGCAGCCGGAAAGCTTCTCACTTCCACTGTTTCTAGCTCGATCTTGAGCTACATCTTTACTTCGCGGTTCGTTTTGTTTATCATTGGAATCATACTGATTATTGCCGGGCTCTACATGTTGAAACCGGGCCCGGTCACGAACGTTATAACAGGTCCCGTCAGAGCGGGTGTGGGAGCGATCAAAGCAGCGGGAGCGGAAGCAGTAGCGGCATGAATAAACTTTCAACGATCCAGAAGATTCTCGCTTATTTCGCTCTCGCCGATGATATTGGTTTGGCGATTCCGGAAAAACACGTTCACGTCATCGCAACCATTATCGGAGCAGTACTGGCCGATCTGGAATCACAACTAGGCGGAGCTCCGCCAGCCATTCCGCCGGCTCTTGCTCCCGTCCCTGGTACACCCGTTGTTGATATCCCAGTGCCGGCCGCGGGGAAACCTGACGCTAACATGGAAACGGCGGCAAAACCGGTATGGCCGGCCATGCCGCCGAAACCAAAGCTCACTTCGAGCTAACGGCCGAGTTTCCTAAGTTCGGCCTTTGATTGTTCGATTGTCTTGCGGAGCTCTACTTTCTTCGCCTGTTTCT